CGTCTACCTTCAGCGCAAGAAGGTGGAGGCCCAGCCGCTCGTGAAGGCAAAGGGTGGCGGGCTGGACGTGGAGATCCAGCGGCTTGAGGATCTGGCGGCGAGCCTGGGCGAATCGGCAAAGGACGACACAAGGGCCGACCGCTCGGAGCTGATCAGTAACTACACAAAGCTGGTCGAGGCGTTACGCAGAATGAAGGGCGACCGGCCAGACATCGACCAAGCGGAGGGCACGATGGTGCCAGTAGACGACGCCGACAAGGTGCTGGCCGCACGGGATAACGCACTTGTGCCACTACTTAAAGGAATGGCAAAGCGGTTGGCCCCGATCTGTGCCAACAGGCCAGCGGTTGAAGTGGAGGCAGAGGTCGAGAACGAAGTCGGGCAGATCATGCGTCAGGTTGAGGCAGCTCTGTGACGAAAGCTCAAGAGGAGCTACGCCGACGAGCACGGATCCGCTGGCATTACGAAAAGCCGCCAGGGGTGATTGAGTGGGCGGAGCGAAACATCCAGCTAGACAGCAGGCTTACCGCTCGGCCGGGTTTATATAACACGACGTGGACGCCTTACGTGCGGGGGGTACTGGAAGCACTAGCCGATCCTGGCGTTCACACCGTCACGCTTTGCTGGGGATCGCAAACAGGCAAGACGCTGACGCTGGCCATCTGGCTGGCGTATAGAATTGCGAACGATCCCGCTCCCGCGTTGCTGGTTATGCCGAACGCGGATCTAGCTAGGTCATACAGCGAGACGCGGCTGACTCCGATCTTTGAAAAGTGCAAACCAGTAAAGCGACTATTCCCGCAGGATCTGGACGACTTAAAAATCTTAGAGATGCAGTTTGCGACGATGACGCTTTCCCTGGTTGGCAGTAACAGTCCAGCCAATCTTTCTTCACGCCCGATCTGCATAGCAGTTCTGGACGAGCTGGATTCTTTTGCTGCTCCATCTGAAAAGGACGCAGCCGCTTACTCCCTAGCGTTAGAACGGACAAAGGCGTTCCCGCAACGTAAGCACGTTCTGACGTCTACCCCGACGCTGAACACCGGCGACATCTGGATCAATTACCAAGCTGGCACGCAAGAGACTTTCCATGTGCCTTGCCATGCTTGCGGTGAGTATCAAGCGATGGAGTTCGGGCAAATCCGATGGGATGAAACTGCACGATCGGAAGATGGCAAATGGGATATGCGAAAGGTGACGGAAACCGCCGCTTACTACTGTACTAAGTGCGACGCACCGTGGAGTGAACGCAATCGCCGCCAGTCGATCGAGCAGGGTAAGTGGGTGGCGGCAAACGCAAGCTCGGAGGTTGGCCGTCGATCGTTCCGCCTTCCTAGCTGGTACTCGCCGACGATTACGTTCGCTGACTGCGCCAAGAAGTTCCTGACGGAAAAGCATTATCTGCACGGGTTGCAGGGATGGGTGAACGGGTGGAGCGCGATGCCTTGGGAAGATCAGTTCGACGACAACGAGCTAAACAATATCCCGCCCGGAGCATTTGCCAAAAAGCAGGAGTGGGAAACAGATCACATTAAGCTGGCCGCAATCGACAGGCAGATCGACGAGTTCTGGTTTGTGGTGCGTGCGTTTGCCAGGGATGGATCGAGCAGACTGATTGAGGAAGGCCGGCGGAGAACGATCGAGGACGTGGCTCACACGCTGGCCGAGCTGGGCGTGAAGAACATTCATACGTGCATCGACTCAGGATACGAAACCCAAGACACCTACCGCATCGCCGCCCGTTACGGTTGGACGGCGATCAAAGGCGAAGAACGCCAATACTATTATATTGAGGGGCAAGCTGGACGGATGAAGTCGGTGCATAGCTCAGATCAGCCGACGGACGCAGGCTGTCGTCTGCTCCTTCTCAGCTCACCGGCCTGCCAAGATTTGCTGGCTTGGTTGCGACGAGGGCAGGGGCCGCTGTGGGAAGTGGCCCACGACGTCAGCCCGGAATACCGCGAGCACATGGCCAGCCACAGAAAGGCGCATCGAATTAACCGTAAGACCGGCAAGGATGTTTATGAGTGGATTCGGGTAAAGGGCAGACAAGACCACTTATACGATTGCGAAACTTACCTGGCTGGATTTGCGGTGTGGGGGAAGGTGATTCAGGCCGAGGCCGCGATGGCACAGGAGGCGAAGGTATGATTGACACGATGGGAACGGAGTCGTGGATCGTGCTCTCCTTTTTTCCCTTTGGATTCAGAGCAGCAAAAACGCTACCGCGTTGCTGCTGGCCTTGGAGTCTATTGCCGCCGGACAGGCAACCGTTTTTCAAAACGGAGGCCGTACAATGATTAACGCAAGCGTGGCTGGCAAATCGTTCAGCTATCAAGTCACTGCCGGCATCACGCCCGTCGAGGTGGCGAAAGCAGCTCTGGACGGCTGGCGGTTAATCCAGGGCAAGAACGACGCTGAGGTGGCCGCAATCTTTACAGGCGATCAGAGTCTAGTCACCTACCCACGGTTCAAAGAAACCACCTACTAAAATGGACATCGTCGGCAAAGTGATTTCTAGCTGGTCGCGCATGGTACAAGCCGCCCGGCACGATCCACGCAAACGCCGCTGGGTAGATGCCCAACTGGCCGACACGAAGCTGGACGTCAGCTCTGCATCTCGACAATCGATCGCCGCACTATCCCGCTGGCTTTGTTACAATAGTGCTATTGTTCGCGGGGCGATTGATACGATGACGCGGAACGCTATCGGGGCCGGCATCAAATGCCAGGCACGCACAAAGGACGAGGGCTGGAACAAGGCGACCGAAGAGTGGCTGGCGATGTGGGAAGGATCTTGCGACGTGCGCGGGATTCTTACTTACCAAGCGATGCAGCAAGTGGCCACCCGCACAATGCTACGCGATAATGAAATTTTTATACTTTTGACTGATAACGGCGACGGATGGCCGATGCTGCAAATGGTGGAAGGGCACCGCTGCGAAACTCCATCTTACGTGAAGGACGACGCCAAGATTTTCGACGGCGTTCGCATGAACAAGTTTGGGCGCCCCTTGAGTTACTACATCCGCACCGGCATAAACGGCGACACGTTCACAGAGGTGCAGGCCGCCGATCTGATTTTGTTGGCAGAACGGGACAGGGCAGACGAAGTGCGGTCGCTGTCTAAGCTCGCATCGTGCATCAATCTGCTACTGGATCGGGACGAGATTCTGGACTATGAGATGCTGGCTTGTAAGCGGGCAGGGCAAATCGGGATGGCTATCGAATCGACTACTAACTCTGGCCCTGGATTCTTTAACCCGACAGAGACTGATTCAACAAACCTAACGACCGACAACCTTTTTGGCGGTGGAGCGTTAGTCAACGTCCCAATGGGCAAGACACTGCGAGAGATCAAAAACGATCGGCCTAGTCAGAATCTACAGCAACACATGGATCAATACATCCGGGCAGTGGCGTCCGGGCTTGGCGTACCCTACGCCTACATCTGGTCACCCAACGAACTTACCGGCCCCAGCCAGCGGTTTGTTCTCGCGCAAGCTCAACGTCGATTCGATGAGATTTCCGACGCGGTAATCGAGCAGATGCTGAAACGGGTTCGCAAGTGGGCACTGGCCAAGGCGATCAAACGTGGCGACCTGACTCCGCCGAAGGGAATGGCGATGTGGTGGGAAGCGGTCTATCACACCCCAGCCCGCACTACGATCGACGCCGGCCGGGACAGCGCCGCCGATCGGGAAGATCTAAAAATGGGAATTAAGACTCTGGCCGACATTAGCGCAGAGCGCGGATCCGATTGGCAGGAGATCGTAAATCAGAAGATTGCCGAGCAGATCTATATCAAGCAAAAGGCACAGGAAGCTGGGCTGACTATGGCAGACGTGCAGATTACGGGAGCACCCGCTACTCCTACTGAAGCCGTGGCCGTTACGCCACCGGCTGCACCGTTGCCAGAGGATACCACCGTTCAGCCCCAACTTGAGGAAGCGATTGAGCCAGTGCAGGCATCAGTTCCAGCCACAGAAACCTTCACAATGCGTGACGAGCCAGATTTTAACCTTACCCCAAAAGAGATGAATATGGTTGTTAAGGCAATCGGCATCGGGGCAAAGCCGAAAACAAAAAAGAAAAAGTAGTTGATTAAGCCCGCTGGGTAGGAGCAGGCTTGGCGCATGGAAGGCGTAGGAGGTTTTATATATTGCTTGCTTGCTGTAGCAGCTTTTTTTCTGCTGGTACTTCTTTTGCTTTTGCCTGTGTTCGTTTTCCAGATTTCAAACTCATCCCTACGCAGTGAGGCATTACTGAAAAAGGCCGTAGCAGAACTAGAAAAGATAAACGCTCACCTAACTCCGCCACCTCCGCAGGAGTAATTTGACACGCCATGCGCGGGCATGGCTCAAAAACAATTTAAGGGAATTTCCGTCATCACCGCTGGCCCTGCTTTGGGTCACGGGATGGTCATCGACGCAGACACGCTGGAACAAGTCGTCCAGGCTGGTAACGATCTAGGTCAGGTTAAGGTACTCTCTGACCACAGCTCTAGCGTTTCCAACATCATTGGATACCTAGAAAACTTTACCTTAGACGGCGGCCGCGTGCGGGCAGATCTCACCTTATTTGAAAGCCACGAAGGCTTTGCCTACTTTAGCGAACTGATCGGCACGCTCCCTGGGCAGATCGGATTCTCCATCAGCTTCAGTGGCGTGCCCAGAATGGCAGAGGACGGCACCCAACTGGCTGACGTCAGCACGCTCTATTCCGTCGATCTCGTGACTACCCCAGCGGCTAATCCGACAGGCGTTTATTCTGCACGGGTTGACACACGCAAATCGCTTAATATGGATACAACCGTAAAAGAATCAGCGCCGGTTATCGAAGCCGCGCCCGAAGCACCGGCGGCACCGGCGTTTAATGCCGAGCAGG